CGCTGTACCAAAATCTATTAAATCATCTCTAAATTTTATTCCAAATTTATCTTCGAACTGTTTTATAGCTTTTCGTTGAGCAGTAGAAGTAGGTTTTCCTAACTCTTGGGCAGTGTAGCCAGATTCTGCTAATGTCCACGCATTAAATATTTCAGTGCCCATAGGAATATCTGAAATACCTAAACCGCTTTGATTTAATAGTTTAGTGTTCACAGAGTCAAACGTAGGAAAGCCATATCTTATTAGGTGTGCCGGCAATAAAATTCTTCTGTTAGTAGCACTTTCGTCAAGTATTGCTTGTCTTTCATTTAATCCCCAAAGAGATAATTCATCTCTGTTTCCTCCAAACTCTACAATCTTTTTGTTGTATTCATCGGAGGCTAATGATGGATACTTATACTTTTTATCTGTTATTGGATTAAAGTCAGCTTTTTCTTTATCAGAGCGTCTTTCTGCTCCTTCAAGTTTTTCCTCTAATCTGTTTATGTCCTTAATTTTATCTGAATTGTTTTTTAATACAGCAGAACGCTCACTTATTTCAGACTCTAAATCTGTGAAAATTTTATCCATAGCTTTTGGATACTCTTTATTGAAGACTGTAAAATCTCCGCCTGATTCATCCCAAAGGCGTTGTCCTTCAGAGAGTAACAAATCTTTTATCTCTGTGTCATAACCTGATTGTTTAATCACAGGGTTTATACCATCAAGCACCTCTTCCATTGCTGTATTGATTTCTTTTTGAGTAGTATTGAATTGTGATATTTCAGGTTTTGCAGTGAACCACTCTATTCTCTTTTTAGCCCCTTGAAGTGCCTCGCTTACTTTAGGGTCACTAAAGGTTACGACCCTTCCTTCATCATCAATAATTTTCATATTGCTAACATTAGTGTCTAAATTACTTAAAACGTAGTCAGTAATCTCTGTGTTAAAACGAGTATATTCTTCAGGGCTGTGTGCTCCAATAATAGCCCTCGATAGTTGTGCTGCTGTTCCAGATTCCCTTATTGATTGGTTAAGCTCTCTTAGAACTTCACCTTGCAATTCATTTGGGTTGCTTCGAAGTAAAGTAAGAATACCTTGCTGTACGCTTATAAAGGCAGCGTTAGGAGAAGTGGTATCAATAACAACACCCTCAAGTTGCTCATCTGTATAACCTAATTCAGTAAATATTGATGTGGCTGCGGCAACCATTTCTTCTGTATTGCCCATAGCTGCTTCACTAAGAAATATACTATAACTATCTTTAGTTGACTCTGCTTGCTTTCTGACACGACTAGGCATCTCGTCAGCACCTTTTTCTATTTCAACAAGTAAGTTAGATAACTTTCGTCTTTCATCTCCAGTAATTTTAGCACCTTTGAAAAACTGATAATCTAATGCAGCCTTAACTACTTCTGTAGCTTTTTCATGTTGGTCATTGTTTAATAACTCTTGTCCAATAGCATAGGTATGAGCAAAGAAAAATTGCTTTACCTTTTGATTATCAACATCTTCAAGAGTTTTAATTTTAGCAATTCTGTTAGATATAGCAGTGCTTGGGTCTACACCATCTTCAACAATCTGTGATTGCAGAAAAGCACCTTCCATGTCCAACGTATAATTAATCTTATTAGTCTCATACATTGCGGTTGTTTCACCAACTGCCTTTGTAAGAATATTGTCACCAAATGCATTGATAGCTAGTACACGATTAGGGTTGTTACCAAACTCTTCTTGAAGCTCTTGTATAAGAGTATTCTTCTCGTTTGTAATGGCAGCATCAAACTCTCCATCTTCTCCATACTGAGCCGGATTGTTGGCAAGCTTTGAAAATCTTTCAGTAATAGTTTTAGAGTTGCGAACAAAGTAGTCTTTAACTAGAGCTTCTTGGAACGCTTTGTCATATCCAAGAAACTTTGAAATCTTCTTGTCGTCCGCCATCAACCTGTCTTTCTCATCCTCATCAGTAATTTGTGAGAAGTCCTCAACAGCTTGTGCTTGTGCAATATTCTTCACCTGACCAAGCACTTGAGGTACTTGATTGAAAGCCCTTGCAAAGTTCAATGCTTGGTTTGTTTGGGGCATCCCTTGAACAACTGTACCGCTACCTTTAGCTTGTTGCACAGTCGGAGATAAGGTAATCTCTGAGGGGTCGTAATTGACTTGTACTCGTTTATCTGAGTTACCTAGTAAAGATGCAAGTGTTTGTTTAGTAGCCATTATTTAATTAATCTAAAAATGAAAAGTCCATGTCGTAGTCGATGGGGATTGCCTTACTAGGCGTTTTATTCCTACCAACTCCGGCATCTTTTAATACACTATAAGTTGATAGTCCGGTCTTAGCTCCACTCATTAACGCACCTGCGTAGTCTACCTCTTGGATAGGACGATTGATGCGAAGCATATTATTAGTAAATCCTAGTCCTGCATCTCTTAGTGCAAGGTTACGTCTTACATCAAGCATCTGAGCTTGTGTACTTACAGAGTTATTATAGCGAGCTTCTTTTGCTGCTAGGTCATTCCTTAGAGCGTCCACACTAAGACCTGCAACTCCTGCTTCACCTGCGGAAACTGCTGCGGTTGCTTGTGCTTCCATAGCTTTACGCTTGTTAGCTTGTAGCTTCTGAGCTAGTGCTATTTGCTCTTGACCTTGTTGTGTACGCAACGAGGATACTTCATTAAGGTAACGCTGTCTCTCAACCTTAGAGGCATTTGCTTGTACTCTACGTTGGGTCTTTGCCTGTATCTGCTGACCTCTTATTTGAAGACCGGCTGATACAGTACCAAGGGCTGCTGCTATAACTGCTGGGGGACACATATATTATTTTTCTCTGTAAGTTATTATAAATTCGTAAAAGGGTTCGTTGCTAAAGAAGAGCTTGCGTGTAAACGTAGCTCCACAGAATTTTAGCCATTTGATGGCTGTGGTATTGTCCTTGTGAACAAAGTTAAAGGTTGCACCATAAGGCTTTGTAAGTGATTGAGTTATCAACCGAGAGGCTTTTAAGAAGTCATAGGAGGCATCCCTGACTGCATCAGTACCAAGCATCCATATATAAGCCATATTCATGACCTTACCAACACCAAGCATAGCGATGGGTACATCCCCTTGGTCAATAATAGTAAGCGTTACATCGTCTGTCTGGAAGGCTTGCTTCAAGGATTCCTCTGGGGTCTTACCCATACAAGCAACCTCTAGTCTATCCTCTTTGCGTATAAAGGGAACTATGTCACCAATGTGACTTCTCTTGGCTTTTATTAGCTTATGCTTTCCCTGTTGGAAAACAAAGTTAGAATCTTCTTGAACGTTGGTGGGCATTTACTTCAAATTCTGCACTCTGAAAGTTACTTGGCAAGGCAGAACTATTCTCAATCGTGATTGTTGTGTCTTCTGCATTAGAGAACACTGGCACTCTAAAGAAGCCATCATCAAGGTTTAGCCCAATGTTTGTAACGTCTATGACATCAGTGCTAAAGTTATTAACGAATGTATCCCTTGATATTGGGGTAACCTTTACTTGGAAGTGACCAGTATTATTATAGAAGATAGAACAACTCTTGAGCTTCATTGTACCACCTGCTGATGGACTCTTAGACTGCCCAGCAGCTTGCTTGAACATCTGCTTAGAAAATGTATATATCATTGTGTAAGGTATTCCTACAAAGACATTTGTAGCATCTGAAGAACTCAAAGCTCCATTTGTAAGTGTAACTGTAGCTCCACTATTTGTTGCTTTTATTACTGCACCATCAGTAGAGAAAACTTTTACTGTGTTGTCAGCAGGCGTATAGAAACTTGATAGGTCAATCGTAGTTGCACCAGCAGCTACAGATACTTGCCTTCTCAAATCTAGGTAAGTATTATGGTTTACTCCTGTGTCTACAAGTCCTGCATCAAATGACATATTTGCTATGTGCGTCTCACCATTCTTTGCTAGGACAAGAAACAATTCTGATTTTATAAAGGACAGTCCTCTTATCTCACCATCAAAGGTAAACTTGAACCACGAACTAAGAAGTTTCTTTTGTCCATTGAAAAAGTATCTGTAGACGTATGCAGTGCCTTTATCATTATTACTAACAAGAACTAGAGCGTCCTCACTTGAAGTACCTGAGAACGCTATTACGTCACTAGGGATATAACGAGGTATATGCTCAGTGATTTCTGTAGAGTCATAAACATCAGTAGATGCGTTGACTGTGTATTCACGAACACCAGTAAATCCAGAACGATTAAATGGAAAGTAAACGTATGCCCCAAGGGTTATAGGGTCTACTGCTGAGTCAGAGTCAAAGTTAGTTACAGGTGTAATTGATACAGTCCTTGGTGTAAGAACATCTCCACCTTTGAGAACAAACTGTCCATTCTCAGAGAAGACAATCAAGTTCTCTTGGAAACCGGCAGCACTCTTTAGGTTAGTCACGCGACCACTTGTTACTGATACATCAATAGGGTCTGCGTCTAATAAGGTTGTTACTGTTGTGCGACTAAAGTTAAATGTTGTTTGCTTTGGAGTTTGCGTTTCATCTACAGCTCCAAATCCACTCTCAGACATAATGATATTCTCACCACTCAAGAAACCTAAGCGGTTCTTAAAGAAGAATATATTAGATAGTTTTTTATCTTTAAAGGATGCCAAAGGATTGGAGTCATTATCTCCTGCTACTCTATCAGCAAACTTCATACTGCGAAGAGTAAAGCCACTGCTTGTGCTTATTAGCTCTAAAGGAAGTGTACTTGTAGTGTATCCAAGTTTAACATTTGGAGCGAGACATTCTACCCATGTGCCTTTACCGACAGTCTCTCCGCTAGTTGTTTCAAACTTAACGTAGTAATCATCTTGGGCTAGTTCAGCGTCTCCATTTACTTTTACTTCAAAACCATTCTTAGCGAACAGAGGAAGTTCAGCAATAGAACCAACTTCTTTATATATTACCCCTATGCCTGTACCAGACAATCCATCGACAGGTTTTATATCGAAGTCACCTGATACATTTAAAATTAAAAGATTGCTGTCTGTAAATTGATTAGCACTTGGAATGCTTACAGAAGAAGGGACTGTTGCAGTTGTATCTGCGTGACTTCCTGTATCAGCAGCTAAATCTGCAACTCCAGCTAATATTGTTTTTGATGAGGCGTTGTTTCCAGAAGAATTAGCATCACCAGATTTAAATACTTTTTTATAGGTAGTGCTTCCTACCTTAACTTCAAAGCCATACTCTTTTTCATAATCTCCTTGTTGAATAAATATCAACGCTTCATTAGCAACCGAAGAAGAAGTAGTAGAGCCTTCAGTAATAACTGTGTCGGCATTTAAAAGAAAAGTACTGTCTGCTATTGTAAGAGCTTTGAGAGAAGAACGAGCCGTTGAGGTAGCTAAGTATGTACCACTAACTGTATACGAATCTGCACTATTAATTTGAACTACATTACCATTGAGAAGGTTGTATGCTTTTAAAGCTGTGCCATCGTGTATGATTACATATCTTTCAGTCTCGTCTCTATTAATAAAATGTACAAAGCTATTAGAATCTATAGCAGAGGAGACTAATCTTGCTATGTGATTAGTATGTGGTCTTTTACTTAATCCATCTACAACAGAACTGATAGCGTTAGTTTGCTCTTCACACTGACCTTCAAAACGAATTGAGTCAGGTTGCTGAGATACACCACCAATAAGATTGGGGAGGGAAGTATTAAGTAATGCCATTAAGATAAATCGTAGTTACGATTGATGCCAACTCTAACTGCTGCGTCATAGTTGTCAAAGATAGTCCTATCAGAAGTACGTCCATCGGCTTCTTGTAGGTTAGAACGAGCAACGTATTCATCACGAGCAATCAAAGCTTCTAGTTCCTTAGAGCCTATTATACGCCCTTGGAATATTCTTGATGCTTTGAGAGTGATGTATCTACGAGCTACTTCTGGTAAGCTGTCCCAAGGAAGTAAACGAGTTTGGTTTACTGTCAGGTCGCTTGTGAAAGTCGTTGTATTATTCTTGCGGTCAAACAAAGTTGCTCCACGCTGAACAATATCTAAAGATGTATCTACTGGGTCAAACTGAATGATGTCAGTAGTAAGAGTTATAGAACCATCTGCAGGGGAATACTTTACATTCTCTTCTGTATTAAAGTGCCATCCTTCGGTCTGTACCTCTTTGCTTATTTCATTGAGGACAGACTTAGCTGTAGAAGCTGAAACAGGTAAGTTAGTGGTGCTTATACTGTTCACTGGGGCTTCCCCAATATGACCTAGCATAGAGTTTACTGCTTCAAGTTCGGTTGTTAATGTTGCCATATTTATTTATCTTTCTTCTTAGGAAACCCTTTCTTCATATTGTCGTATGACTTCTTGGATATAGTAGATTTCTTTTTACTGCGGCTGATGCCTAGTTTCTTGCGTTTATTTATATTTTCGTAGAGGGACATAATTTAACATTTCCATTGTTTAAGGGCTAAAGCTTTAAGAGTAGGTCTACCTTTAGGACATATCTTATCCATATTATTTTCCGACTTTCTTTATCGCAAGGTTATGTGCTTGGGTGAAGGAGTTGCCTTGTTGCATCTTATCCTTCATAAAATTCATGTGCTTCTTAGAATGGTGCTTCTTATGCTTAACAAGCGTAAGTTTTTGTCGTTTAGTTAAAGAAGCCATTAGTAACTTGGTTTAGACTTTTTAGTCTTCTTCTTTTTAATTTTTAATTTAGGTCTGTACATAATTAACATTTCCACCTTCTAAGAGCTAAAGCTTTACGAGTAGGTCTACCTTTAGAATCTTTCATAGCTCCTTTAACACCAGACATTCTAGCACAAAAGCTACGCTTTCTAGCTCCGCCTTTTGGTTGTGGGGCTTTAAGATTTGAACCTGTCTTTTTATTGTAGTAGTCACGACCTTTCTTGGTCAGTCCACCTTTATCAGACTTATGTTCTTTTCGTAATGATACACCTTTTCGTTTCATATAATAAAAAAGCCCCCCAAGGGATTAACCAAGGAGGGCTTTGACTTAAGAGGGTTTATGCAGGAAGAATCTTCACTGAACACTCAGGGCGAAGGACACCATGACCCATTGCATACTTAGCAACGAATAGTGTACCTTGACGCTCGATTTGGTACTCGGACTCTGTAGCGAGGTCAAGCAACTTAACAGTACCGATAGCTTCTTTAGTACCAACAAGGATACCATGTTCACCACTGTTGTTAAGTGCGGAGAAGTCACCATTGTAACCTACTCCACTTCCACCGAAGATGTCATTGTTTGCAGAACCATCATCATTGTCAGCACTGGACTGGTCAACAGAGATGTTACCTTCAGCAATAACTTCGAGGAAGTTGTTACTCTTTTGGAGTTGAATACCTGCAACTTCAACTACTGTACCGCGAGCAGCATCAGCAGAACCACCAGAGGTGTCTTTGTTGATAGCAACATTATCAGCAGTCAATAGCTTGTAGTATTGAGCAGGAGTAACGATAGCGTAACGTCCTTCACTTGGAGCGTCTACTTCGTCAAGCTTAGTAGCAGCCGCATATAATGCGTCGATGATACCAGAAGTGGTGTTAGTAGTTGCACCTGAGATTGAGTTACCGCCAGCTTGAGGAGCAGAAGCACCGGCAGATGCAGCAGCGAAGAGTGTCTTCATTGTTGCGATGTCGAAGCGTTTTGCTAGAGCTTTTCCAAGCTCGCTTGCGTAGATAGAACGCACGTCGTAGTGGCTCTTTAGTTCATCAATGTTAGCAATGAATGTGGATGATACAAGAACATCATCGATAGTGATGACACGCTCGTTCATTCCAATGCTGCTTAACATTGAGTTACCTGAGTCAGCGATGTTGACTCCGGGTGTGTGATACTTTGCAGTTGCTATTCCACTGACAGGGAACTGAGCAGACTTACCAGATGAGATTGTCCTCATCATGTGTAGGTCTTTCATGACATTGTTTTGTTCAAAAGCAGTCAAGATTTCTCCTGAGAAGACTTTGAGAAACAATGCGTCATTATCAGAACCGCCAGAAATAAGACCACTGCGACTTGGGGATGTATTACCATTTGCCATAATTTTTGTCTTTCTTTAATAGGGTTATAATTTTAGTTTATTGTTTTTTGCCTTCGATTATCTGCTTACCAAATGTTATCCTCCTCAGAGGGCATTGTGCTTACTAATCTTAAACGAAAGTTATAGGAAGGTCATAGCTCTTTTAGCGTATGCTTCCAGATGTTGTTGCTTATAATCTTGGCGTGGGGTTTCTACTCGTCTCCAAGCACCACCACCACCATTCCATATAAACAACCAATGCTTAACAGTTACCTCTATTCCTTGCCTTTGAATGTGCTTTGAATAGTGTCGTAATACTGTATAAGCAATCTCTTTAGAAATTGTTGGGTCGAAACAATCTTCATGCGTGAGGCTTTCACCACTGATGCGGTTGTAGTCTTTAACCATGATAGACGTAATTTGATAATAGCCAAAGGCTTTACCATTATCCCCAGTAACCTGTGGGCTACTATTCGGATACACTTCCCACAGAGGGATTTTTGACACGAAGTCGGAGAGATACAGAATTTCATTTGCTTTTAATGGGTGGGCTAGGAACACAGCTAACGCTAGTATGTATAAGGATTTCATTCATGTTATTTAATTGTCGATGAACCGAAGTAGAAACCAACAATGGCTAGCACTGTTTGTCTTATCTCCGGTAGGATGACGTACCCTGATAGGGTTTCATATGATGTACTACTAAACAGTCCAAAGAGATACTTGCTGTCTTTACCAACAGTAATCCCTTCAGGACTGTGAGCTAAAATAAATGGAGCTACTACAACTCCAAACAGAACAGTAACTACGATAAGCCGTCTTACCCATTCACCACCACGCTTTGCTGCTTGGTTGTGACTTTCATCAGAAGCCTTCTGTTTAAGAAGAACTGCTTGTAGGTTTGCTTGTTGATTTGCAGCAAGTGTACCAATGAGTTTAAAGATAAACCCAGACGCACTACCGCCTATCATAGCTATAAGTTCTGTTGTCATATTTATATTGCTGTTGTAACTGCTAGTCGTTGTTCAACTAACTTTCTATATCCTGCGTCTTCAGCATACTTAGCGTCTCTCATTGCTCTTGTGACTTCAGCGGCAGAACCAAAAGGTTTGACACCAGCGTCACTAGCAGAAGTACCGCCTTTCTCTAGCGATGGCTCACCACCTCCTAGAGATTTGTATTGAGCGTACAAGCCTTTAACTGCAACAGTTGCTTGGCTAGTAGTGCCACTCTCTACAATAGTATTATAAGCATCTAGCTCATCATCGGCTAGGTTCTCACCTGCCCATTTAGCCATAGCCTCATACTCCGATAAGCCACCAACAGTTTCGTGGATGGATGAAGTCTGGGCATCAACTAATGATTGCTGTCCTGCTATATATGCATCGACCATTTCTTTGGGGAGACCAGCCTTAGCAAGACCCTCATAGGTCTTATCGGATAGTTCCCCATTGTTTGTAAATTCTTCAGAAGCGTTGGTGATAACCTCGTTAGATGGAGAAGCAGGTTCTTCCTTGGAAGCCTTTTCTTCTTTCTTTTCTTGAGGGTCTGACTGCTTCTTTTCTAAAGCAGAATAAGCCTTTGCCATATCTTCGGCAGACTCAAACTTCTCTGGTAACCACGCTGGACGCTCATTTTCAATAGGGGTCTCGGTCTCTTCCACTTGTTCAGTTTCAGATTTAATACTTTGACCTCTAGCTTTAGCAGCCTCTTCTTGCATTTCGGCTTGCTTTTCAAGTGAGATATTTTCTTCCTCACTGTGTTCCTGTATAACAACTCTTTCCATATTACTCGCTTATTTGTTGATTCATATTCGCTCCTTCTTGAGCGTTTGATATTTGGGAACTAATAGCATTTACGCCATTAGGTATAGCAGCTTGCATCATCGCTGCTTGTTGGGCTTGCTGTGCCTCCTGTTGCATCTCTTCAGGACTCTTGATTAACTCTTGAGTCTTGATACCTAGTGAGGTTGCTCTGCGTTTAAAGTATTCACTCACATTAACAAACTGAGCGACTGCTTCCGCACCAACAACTTGAGCTGCTCCGGCAAGGAACAAGTCAAGTTTCTGTAAATCATTGCCACGACCTAGTGCTTCGACACCAGTAATAATAACTGGGTTGACTACATTCTTAGGTAGCTCTGGTAATGATTTCTTTTTCTTCATCACTACCAACAGTCTATTGACCATTGGCATCTGAAGTTCTGTACTAAGTAATGAGTAAAGACCACCAAGGGCAGACTCTAGTTCTATACTTAACATTCTTATTTCTTCAGCAGTTACACGTTCAGCTTGGCGAACAACTCCTGATGTAAGTAAGAAGGCGTGTCCAAGTCTATCCTTAATTTGATTGATAGTTTCTTGGGCAACACGAAAGTCATTAAATTTATTTAGCTGAAGGACTGATACATCTGCTGCGTTGCCTTGAGAGATAGCACCATTGGGTGACTCTGCAAGTGTCTTAGCTCTTGTAGTTCCATTAGGATTAACAAGGAACAATACCTTAGCTGCTGCTGCACTACCTTCGACGATAGCTTGGGTGAGGGACTCAAGAGACTGTAGGTCTCCAAGGTACTCCTCAACGTATCCTCTACCATAGTCCTCGCCATCTATGCGAGTGAACCGAAGAGGGATGAAAGGGTTCTTGTCTAGTTTGTATTCACCTTCAGAAGAAGGTATGCGTACACCATTGATGTCTTGGTAAACGTGCCAGTGGTCACTCTTGCGACACACTGCTGTGTAAAGGTTTATTGTTTCATCAGCACTTTCTCCTTGTACACCAACAAGCTCTTTAAGCTCATCACTCAAGGACATATATGAAAGGCTTTCCTTTGTGCATATATAAAGAATATTACCCATAGCATCACGCTCAACACAGTAGCGGTCAAGGTGGAATACTCTCATTCCTCCATCATCAGGCATATATATTAAAGCGTTGCCGGCTACGATGAGGTGCTTCAGGGCTTCGTGAATAGCTACTCGGTAGGTCTCACGACTAATCTCTTCCATGACTGAATCTTCTACTTGTTGAAGACCTGCTTCTATTTCTGAAAGCATACCTGCATCAGCACCTTCGGCTGCCAAAGCATACTTATCTATATTGAGCCTGAAAAAGGGGGCGTTAGGGGGAAGGAGTGCGAGTAATAGTTTGGATGCTAGGTTATTAGTTCCTCTTGCCCCAACGCCCTGAAAGGGAGTTTCAAGTCTGCTATGAGAACCAAAGCCTTCGTCAGGCATAACGTATGGTAGAGTTATCTTTGCTGCTTGCCTTGCTCTATCAAGGTATTGATAACGCTTCCCCTCTAGGGAGGTATATAGGCTTTGTGCTGTTTGCTTGCTCATAAATTATTCTTCTTCTTGTGGTTCTGGAAAGATTACGTCCACTGTTGTTGTCGCTTGTTCGCTTTCATCAAGGTCAAAGCTTTCAACATCTAATGCCCATAGACCATCTACTGTTTGCTCTGGGGCTGTCACATAGCGTGACCCTTTGCCTTCAGTATGAAAGGATAGACCAAGGCTGATGCCTTCTTGCTCGGAGCGACTCCATGCGTCTTCTTCAGTTGGAAATAGTAAGTACATATTATGAAAGGGTTATGCCGTATTGATTAGCTATGTTAGCTTCGATTGCTGGGCGGTTAGCTGTTTGGTCGGAGTTATAAATTATAATTTCTT